AAATTAGTGATGATTTAACTTTAAAATGGGGCAGTGGTTACACACCTCTCGAAATTCAGCAATTAGAAAAGTTTTACGATGATATGATTCGTGCCAATGATATATCAACTCCTCAGCACAAAGCTCAATTAGAGCTTTTGTGTAAGGTTTATTTAGAACAAAATAAAGCACTAGCCGAAAAACGTTTTGGTGACTTTAAAAACTTAAACAGTCAATACAATCAGATTTTACGTGATTCAGGATTCCGCCCTATTGACAAACAAGGCGGTGGTGAATCTGTCGGTATTCGGACATTTTCACAAATTTGGGAAGAAATTGAACGAGATGGATTTATTAAACCTGCACCTATTGAAGAAAATCAAGACATTGTAGATAAAACAATTATGTATATGGCTAATTATACGAGGAAATTACTAAATTTACAATCTCTTGAATCACCTCCAGACGATACGCCAAAGGTAAGTGATCAATGATGGGTATTTATAATAATTATAAAAGACCAGAGAAAAAATTTACAGCTACTAATTTTATTGATGATAGAGATGTTTCTAAAAAGAAAACGTCAGTAAAATCATTTCAAGAATTAAAACCTGAATGGCGCAAATTCTGCGAATATTATAAACAATATCCTGATAGGTTTATTGATTTAATATCTCCTCCCGATTCTAAAATTAAGCTATTCTTTTATCAAAGAATGATGTTAAGGATATTGTTTAGAAGTCAAAAAGTTTATTTTACATTTACTCGTGGTAGCGCAAAGAGTTTTACTCAAATATTAGCATTATATTTAAAATGTGTCATGCATAGTGGTGGACATTATTTTATAGCCGCACCAACTAAAAAGCAAGCAGCTAATATTAGTCAAGAAAACATCGAAAAGATATGGGAATACTTTCCTATATTACAAAATGAAGTAAAAAAATATTACTTTAACAAAGATAGTACAAAGTTGGTGTTTCATAATAATGCAAAACTGGATGTTGTGCAAGTATCAAATAGTTCACGCGGAGGAAGACGACATGGAGGAGCAATCGAAGAAATTGTAGATGAAACAATGAAAAAAGATATGCTTAATGAGGTCGTACTTCCAATGATGGCTAATAACCGTATAGCCGCTTGTGGCGGCACTGACCCTTATGAACAACATAAATTCCAATTTTACATAACTACAGCAGGAACAAGACAATCTTTTGCTTTTGAAAAATTACAAGAAGTATTAAAAGAAATGGCTCAAGGTAAAAATGTTTTTGTTCTAGGTGCGGGGTATGAATTACCTTGTATGCATAATCAATTAGATATTGATTATGTGAATAGTATGAAGGAAGCCGACACGGTAAACCCATTAGGATTTGCCCGTGAATATGAATCTGTATGGACAGGTTCTAGTGATAGCTCTTTAGTATCATATGAAGATTTAAATAAATGTCGTGTATTAACAAGAGCAGAAGACAAAGCGACTGATAAGAATGCTATGTATATATTAGGATATGATGTTGCACGTTCTGAAGGGAGTGCTAATGCTACCTCTGCTTTAGTTGTTTTAAAATGTATCCCACGCGGTGATGGCACATATCAAAAACATGTAGTTAATTTATATAGTTTTAAAGGGGCGCATTTCTTAGAACAAGCTAGATTTTTAAAGAAAAAAGTAAACGATTTTAACGCCTCGATGCTTGTAGTTGATTCGAACGGACTTGGCGTTGGACTTTTGGATCAGTTAGTATTGGAAATTGATGAAAATCCACCTTATCAAGTTGTAAATGATGAAAGGTATGCAAAATTTAAAACAGGAAATAGTATTCCGATGGTTTATGCTTTAAAATCACAAAATAAAGAAACGAGAGCAAGTGATATTCATAACTTATTTATTAATCTTATCAGTAACCAAAAAGTAAAATTGCTTGTTTCTGAATCACAAGCTAAAGCCGAAATGAAAAAAGTTAAAGATCAAGAAAAATTAGAAGAAATATTGATGTCTTATAGACATACAGATTTTCTTGTTGAAGAAATTATGAATCTCGAATATAAACAATCTGGGAATCAAACACAAGTAAAACAAATTTCACGTGGCATTAACAAAGATAGATTTTCGGCTTTAGAATATGCGCTGTATTATGCCCATCTTATTGAAAAGAAAAATCAAACAAGAAAACGTGAGAATATTGATTTAAGCCAATTTTTAATGATCAAATCCCCTACCCTACTCTAACGTAAAGGAGGTGTAACATGACCGAACAAACACAGCCAATCGTAATTGATTTTGCTAAACTTTCAAAACTAATTATAAACGATTTAAACGATGCTACGCCATCATCTGCTATTAATAAAAAATATACAAAAGATGACATTATTCGATTCATGCAAAATCCACGTAAAAACCAAAAGCAATTGCGTGAGGTAAGTCGGTATTTATATGAAGCAAGTCCAAATTATAAACGATTGATTTTATATTTCGCTTGCTTACCTACATTTGATTATATCGTTGAACCTTATGGGTTAAACATTGATAAAGTAAACAAAAAAACATTTAAAATTCAATATCAAAAAACACTTGAATTATTAGAAACAATGAATCTACAACATGAGTTTCTAAAGGTGTTAAAAATTGCATTTAAAGAAGACGTGTTTTATGGTTACGAGCATATGACATCAGATTCGTATTTCATTCAGCCTTTAGATCCTGATTATTGCCAAATTTCAAGTATTGAAGATGGAGTATATAATTTTGCGTTCGATTTTAATTATTTTGATAAGTATCCTAAGAAACTAACACAGTATCCACAAGAATTTCAAGTGAAATATAAAAAATATACAAAAGATAAAAAGAATTATCGTTGGCAAGAATTAGATTCAAGTAATACGATTTGTTTTAAAGTAAATGAGGAGTTAGATTATCCCCTCCCTCCTTTTAATTCAGTGTTTGAATCTGTGTTTGATATTGAAGATTATAAAAAATTAAAGAAAACAAAAACGAAGCTCGATAACTATATGGTGTTGACTCAACAAATTCCACTTGATGATAAAAGTGGAGAGCCGAATAGCTTCCTAATTGATTTGGACACAGCTATCGCTTTCCATAATCGTACAACTCAATCATTACCTGAACAAGTTGGTTTAATTACTTCTCCAATGAAAATTGATGCAATTAAATTAGACCATAAGCAAACTGATAATGACCAAGTGGCTCAAGCTGAACGAGATTATTATAATGCTGCCGGAGTTAGTCAATTTCTGTTCAACAGTGAAAAAGTAACAAGTGCTGGATTGAGTAAATCCATTAATACTGATGAGCAGATTATTTTTGCTTTATTGCGTCAGTTTGAACGTTGGGTTAATCGTAAGTTAAAGAATTTTAATAGTACATACAAATTTAGAGTGCGTTTTTTAAATACGACTGTATTTAATGTGGATGATGTATTTGAAAAATATTTGAAAGCAGCACAATATGGTATGCCTGTCAAGTTAGCATTAGGAGCTTCTCTCGGATTATCTGGGAATGAAATAGTTAATATGGTATTCCTAGAAAACGAGATTATGCAATTACAGGATACATTAGTTCCTCTCTCCTCTTCTCATACTCAATCTAATAAAGGCGAAATCGGAAGACCGCAAAAATCTGATGATGAATTAACAGATAGTGGCGAGAAAACAAGAATTACAGACGGCAATGTAAGAGAATAATTATAGAAATATTGAAAGGGGGTGAAGTGATTGGAGAAAAAAGTTGAAAAATTTATTCCTCTAACCTTTCAAAAAATTCAAGATTATGAAGCTAATGATACACGTTTTACTAAAGTGAAAATTTGGTTAATGCATCTTCATGAAAATCTGAATGGAAGCTACTTTTCGAAAGAAGTGGTAACTGAAGCTATTCCCACTCTTGCTAATACACCAATTTTAGTTTTTATTGAAGAAAATTCTGATGGTGAAATTGATTTTTCAGATCATCGAATGGTTTTAGTTAAAAAAGATGGTGAATTTTCTATTAAATATTTGGGTCAAGCCATCGGTGTAATTCCATCTGATAATAATGCTCACTTTGAGACAAGATTATGTGACGATGGAATTGAGCGAGAGTTTCTTGTTTGTGAGGGTTTAATTTGGAATAAATGGGATGACCCTATTGATATTTTTAATCGTGATGTGGTTAAGTGGCAATCGATGGAACTACATGATGACTATGAAGGTTATTGGGGCGATGATGGATTATTCCATTTTACTAAATTTAAATTCTTTGGTGCTTGTGCATTAGGTAAAGATGTGTTACCTGCTATGCATAATGCTACTATTGAAGCTCAATTTTCTTATAAGGATATCTTTAAAGATATTCAAGAGAAAATGGAACAATTTAAGGTGTTCTTCAAGGAAGGAGGTCAAGTTATGGAAGATAAAAAAGACTTACAAACAGATAATAAAACAGATTTTACTTTAACGAATAATCAGTTAAGGGATGAAATCCGTGCCGAGTTGTATAAAGAATATACAACTGATGCATGGGGATTTAAAGATTATAAGTATTGGTATGTAGATCATACAGATAATTTAGTAATTGCCGAAGATACTGAAGACGGCTATCGTTTAGTTGGATTCAATTACACAGTAGAAAATGATAAAGTTTCTATTGATTTTGATTCCAAAAAACGTGTGAAAATTACATACGAAACAATTGAAGATGATACACAGCTTGAATTTAATATTACATCTAAAGATAAAGTTGAATACGAATTGAAAATCAAAGAAAAGGAAATGGAGCAAAATTTTACTTCTCAAAAAGATGAAGAAATCAATAAAGTTCAAGAAGAATTTATTTCATTAAAAGAAAAATACAATCAACTAGAGCAAGAAGTAAATGAACTTCGGCAATTCAAATCTAATAAATTAG